ATTTCTTGAGGATTGATTTCAGCACAAATAATATCAGCTCTTAAATTGGGATCATGAACTAAAATTAGAACACTGGGTTTTCTAAAGCCAAAGTCAATAGCAATCCGACCGCTCCAATTGGGATTATATTCCCAGCCATCGATAATATGATTCATAGTCCACTCATTGTAAATCATACCACTCTTTGGTCTTGGTTGGTTCTCCACCATTGCCAGCCGTTCTTCTTCAGGTAGGTTCTTGATTGCTTCGAACCAGTCGCTGGATAGATTGGCTTTATTAACATGACTTGAAAAAAGAATTGGATCACAATTGGCTTTTGTTGCCATATCCACCCACCAAGCCCCCCAAACTGGAAGCCCAACCATAACCAGCTTTGGCGTTGGTCCACTTCTTAGACGGCCTAAAGCTTTAAAAGCTACCTCTTCAGTTAACATTTGACACTCATCAATCACCGCTAGGCCTGAAGTAATATTTAAGCCCTCTAAGGAGTTTTGAGACGCGTCTTGCGTACCTGGTCTAAAATAAGATCGTGTATAGATGACATGATTATTTGGAGTAGTCCAGCACCCATTAAGACCATTATAAACCCAGCCTTCAGGAATCATCCATTTTTGAATTTCAGGTGCTAAAACTTGCCTATATCTTCCAGCGGTATCAGTGATGAGAAGGCTGGATTTATTGGGATGCGCTTCACTCCATACCGCCAATGCGAAAACTAAAGCTGAAGTTTTACCACTACCCCAGCCAGCTCTAACCGATATAAAATGATCGTCTGATACAAGTAGCCTTTTAATGAGAGTAGCTTGTAGCTCATTTAATTTTAGCTTAGTCATCATCTTCTTCAATCTGAACTGGAGCTGGTTTATTCTCAACTTCAATCCCTCTAAGCTGATTGATCATATCGATCACAATCGACTTTTTATCTTGAGACTCATTGATCTCAACAATTTGTTTTTCTCCAAACTCATCTTTAAATTGACGTTCCAATAAAAACTTAGCCGCTTTCCAATCTCCAGCTTCAGCTGAAGACTGAACTAATTTTAGTAGATGCGCTCTATAAGCTAACATTGCTTGTTCAATCTCAAAGGCAAATTTTTGATCCTTGCTTTTCCAAGAATAAAAGGTTGATGGATATATACCAACTCTTAAGGCGGCTTGGATAGGTTTATGTCCTTGAGCTACAAGCGATAGCAATTGCTCTTTTTGAAGCTCGGTTTTAGACATTGGAGAGCGTTGAATCTCATTGACTTGTTGATCTGGTGCTTGTGCTTTGGCTTGTTGCTCTTTAGCTTTAAGCTTTTTTAGATCCTCTAAACTCATTTTTCAATCTCATAAATTTTAGCTGAAATCTTCTCAATACCATCATCAAGATCAATTCCTTTTAAATACTCAATAGCTTCTGAAGGTGGATTATCAAGAATAGCAACAATGCTTGTTTCAATTACTTTTGATGGCTGGCATTTAAGAACGGAAGCAACCTCATCTATTTTTTGAATCAATGTCTCATTTAGATAGGTTGTATATGATCTTCTTCTATGCTTTTTCATCGTTTACCTCTTTGGCATCTAAGAGATTAAATTTAGTGGCCTCAACCTTCCAAAATGTTTTACCTTCTGAATTAGTATAGCCAACCATTTTTCCCTCAACCAGCACTAACCCGCCCTTCTTGATAAGATTAGAAGCATTAACCGCGGTTGAATCATTGCTTGTAAAGCTTATAATTTCTACATTGAACCAAGTAGTCGCATCACTCTTTTTAGATTGATAGGCAATTGAACCAACGGCTTTTCTCATATTGCCAATGGTTTTAAGTTCAAAGTCTTTTCCAGCTCTTCCAGCCAGCACAAAGCAATTAATCATTTGATACTTCCTTTTTTGCAAAGTAGATAGATAGAAATAAAATTAAGTCCCAATCATTTATTGAGATTAACAATTGTTTAAACACATAAACCCCCTTTGTTTTGTTCATTAAAACATTCTAAAACATTTTATTAAAGGAGAACAAGAATGACAAGTGAAATATCAGTATATGATGGCTATATTAGAATAAGCCCTGGTTGTGTAATGGGTGATGACTTGATGGTTGTGAATACCGCTCGTGTATCGTATGATAAGGCTTCTCCAAGCTGGACTGATAGAGATCAGAAGCTATTGAAGTATCTATGGGATCATAAGCATACAAGCCCATTTAGACATTGTTTTATTCGCTTTGAAATAAAAGCTCCAATTTTCGTTCTTCGTCAATGGATGAAGCACCAGGTAGGATGCTCTTGGAATGAAGTATCAGCTCGATATGTGCAAGTCCCTGATGAGGAATTTTTCTATCCTATTGAGTTTAGAAAGCAAGATGATAAAAACAAGCAAGGTTCAATTGGTCTTATAGAAGATCAAGATGAGGCAATGGATTTGCTGCATGAATCTTATAAGCTGGCATATAGAAACTATTTGAAGCTTCTTGATTTAGGAGTATGTAGAGAACAAGCAAGAAGCTTGCTACCAGTTGGAAGCTATTCAAAAGCAATTTGGACCGCTTCATTACAAGCTATCATGAACTTTCTTGAATTGAGATTAGATCATCATGCTCAAAAAGAGATTAGAGATTATGCTGAAGCGGTGCTAAGATTGACCAGTTCTTATTTTCCTCAAAGTATGGAGCTGATTAGATGTCAAGATGCGTTAAATGTGGAGAAGCCCTTCAAGGATTAGATTATTTACAAGGCTTTGAATATCGATTTTGTCAAGCTTGTGTAAAATCATCATATTTCAATGCTTATGATGATTTAGAATTTTTAGATGAAACTGAAGATGAAGATGAAGAGGAAGAGGAAGATGATGATGAATGATTTTTTAGGAGTTTGCTTATACCTAGCTTCAATAGCCGAACCATTGCCAAATCAATCAAGGGTTGATACTTGCCTTGAAGTAGCCAAATCAGCAATTGACTATAAAATTGATCCATTTCTTGCATTGGCCTTGAGCTACCATGAATCAAGATTTGATAAGAAGGTAGTTTCTAAGGCTGGTGCTATTGGTGCATTACAAGTTAAGAGAAAATTTATTGATTGCTCAAAGTGTACTGATATTGAAGCTGGACTTCTTGCATTGAGATATTGGATTGATAGAACTAAAAGTACTTGTGAAGCACTTGCTAAATATGCCGTTGGTAATGCTGGTAAATGTGGAAAAAGATCAAAAATGATTATCAGACTATCAAAAGAATTAGATTGTAGACATTCTCTTAAAGAGTATTGTCAAGATTGTTGAGGATATATGAATAAGACCATGTTGGATATTGCAAGCCTGATCAGCTCTCAAAGCCCTTGTACTCGTGCAAAGGTTGGAAGCTTAATTTTTAGAGAGGATAGGAAGACCATTTTAAGCACTGGGTTTAATGGTCAAGCACGAAAAAGTCAATTAAAGCTTTGTGGTGGTGATTGTTGCCAAAGAGATGAACAAGGCATCCCCAGCGGTGAAAGAATTGAAGTAGGTTGCATTCATGCTGAAGTCAATGCTATTTCTAACGCGGCTTGTGAAGGCATACCATTAGAAGGATCTTCAATGATTGTTACCGCTCCACCTTGCTTAGTATGTGCAAAGCTAATTGTGCAATCAGGTATCAAAAAAGTATATTTTACAAGCGGTGATAGGTGGACTCATTCAGGCCTTGCATTTCTTGAATTAAATAGCATTCAGCTTATCAGCCTTCAAGATGATAATTGGAAGGCTTAGAGCTTCAATAAAGCTTAAATCATGAATGCCAGTTGCATCAATGAATAAAATATCAGCTGGTCTTTTACCAATCCAATTTATACGATTTAAGCTATTTTCATCAATCCATATATGATTGAAATCTTTAGTATGTTCAAATACCATAGCTCTAACTACTCTATAGAATAAAGTTCTCTCATTGAATTCAAAGAAATAGCTTCCGTTGTTGAGTACGTGGATTTGGTCAATCATCATACTTAGTTCAACAAATCTTGAATCATCAACCTCTAAAGAGTCATTGGCTTCCTTTATTACCTTGAAGGGAATAAGACTTGTTGAAGCCATTGATTTTGGTTTAGTGCTATCATGCTTCCAGCTTCCCCCAAACCTCTCCTGGATATGAAATATATCAAATTTAAACTTTTGGCTATTGAATAGCCTATTTCCAAATATCTTAGCTTTAGAAGCTTCAATTATTGGTTCAGGTTGCTCAATGGGTTTAGCTTGCTCAATATCATCTTTAGGCTTATTGATCCCTTGAAAATCCTCAAGATTTTCATTGGATCTAAATAATAATCCTTTAGGATTATTATTCATACTTATAGGCTTAGTCGACTTGACCAAGGCGGGCTTGACCAAGGTGGACTTGACCAAGGTAGACTTGACCAAGGAATCATCTTCTTTTTTAGCCTTTTTAGTCTTGGTTTTTGGTTCAGTGCAATATCGATTAAAGAAGGTTGTAAAATCGCAATCCAGCTTTTGAAGTCCAAATAGATCAATGCTTCTCACATTGCCTTTTCCTGGCATAAACTTAATATCGATCTTGATTAAAGCCTGATCCTCTATTTGTACTTGAGAGAGCTGATCAAGACAATGCTGAACCTGGTATTTGCTCAATCCACCATTGTTGCCAATCCATTGATTAGTTGCCTCTTTACCAATCAAAACTGATGATTCTCTTTCAGGTCCATAGATTTCTAAAAGCCTGATGATCATTCTTAGACCATTAGCTATTGAATTAATGGCTGGGTGCTTAGCTGCGTTTATTGACATTGTGATAAAATTCACTTTCATCTTTACCTTCTATTTGTGGTTTATAGTTTCAATATAGTCTTTTTTATTGACATTGTCATATATTTTTGTTGACATTGTCATATATTTTTGTTGACATTGTCAATAGAATGCTTTAAAAGTATATTGCGTTCACTAAACAAGGATAAAAAAATGAGCCGAAAAAAAATCAATCCTAAAGCCGTTAAGCTTTCAGAACTTACACAAAAGCCAATTACTCAAATCGCTGAAGAATTAGGTATGACAAGACAATATTTATCTTCCGCTCTTCAAGCTCCAGTCCCAACAATCAAATTTGCATTGAAGATGGAAGACGCCACTGGAGTCAATCACCAGTTCTTCTTATATGCTTATCCTCTATGCTTACAATTCGCCACAAAGGTTAAATAACATGAATGACTTTCAAGAGCATGATGCACCAATTCTTGATGATGAAATTAAAGACAACGGTCCACAAACTGGATACTTTCCAATTATCCAGCTTCCAAAGCAAGAGAAGATTTCAATGCTTCCAGCTATCGCATACTTTCTTCTAAATATGTTTTTGCTTATTGGCTTATGCCTTGCTATGTATGTATGTCTTGTATGGCTTAGAGTAATGTGATGACTGAACCTTCTAAACCTTTTGATCTTAATTATTTGTCCGAAAATGTCTTTCAAGAGAAAAATAAGACGGCTTTATTTAGAGCGGCCGATATTATCATTAATCTCATTCATGGATCAAAGGATATTCAAGATGCTATCTTTGAAACTATCCCAAATGAAAGTTGTATGGTTTCAGAATCATATCGCATGATCTTTAGAATGTCTCTTAGACTCAAAGAGAAAAGAAGGCAAGCTAATCAAGACTTTCCGATTTATTGGCTAGCTATTCATGATGAGTATAAAGCTAGGTATCTTCATAATTTGAGAGAGCTTCCTGATATGGATAGCCCTGATCTTATTTTAGATTTCATTATGACAACTTCAACAATGAAACTATTCCCAAGCGCTTCTTATGCTAAAATCATTTGTGAAGAATATATGAGTCATTTAATTCGTGTTGGTCTATCAAGAATTTCAGCTTTGAAAAGTGAACACATGAAAATTATGTCAAGTGAAGAAGCTGATGCTATTGAAAGAAAAAATCTTGACATGCTGGCAACACTAAAGCCAAAAAGGCCTGAAACAATGCTTGATATTGTTATGGAGACAATTAAGGCAATTCAAAATTTTGACGCTGGTACCTCAACGGGTCTAAACAATTTAGACTCTATTTTTAGGCTTCAACGAGGATGTCTATATATAATCGCTGGCCGTCCAGCTATGGGTAAAACGGCGGTAGCTCTTCACTTTGCTAAGTTAAAGCATGAAGGAAGAACCCTTTTTGTTTCTCTTGAAATGCCTAAAACCCAGCTTGTAAAGCGTCTAATGTCATCGGTTGGAGACATTGACCATTCGATCTTAAATAATGGTTTAGCTGGAGCTACTCCAAGAGATATGGATAATTTGAATAATGCCGCTAATGAGATTAGCCATTTAAATTTAAGAATTTTTGATGATAGCAAGCTCTCAATCAATGCCTTGATAGATCGATGTACTCAATTGAAAAACTCAACTAATATCGATTCAATGCTGATTGCCTTAGAAGCCTTGAAATCAAGAGTTGGCGATATTGATTCCATTGATGGTATCGATCAAAGCTTGGTTGATGATGCTAATTCTTATTTAAGACTCAAATCAGAAATTCAAAGAGTCAAAGCTGAACAAGTTGGATTGATCATAGTGGACTATCTTCAACTCATGACTGGAGATTCAAGTAATAAAAATCAGATTAGAGAGCAAGAAATAGCTTCAATCAGTCGTGGACTAAAGCAACTATCCAAGCTGATGGATTGTCCAGTCATAGCACTTGCTCAAATTAATAGAGGAGTTGAATCGAGGAATGATAAAAGACCGTCTTTAGGTGATTTAAGAGAATCAGGATCAATTGAGCAAGATGCTGATTTGGTGATGATGCTCTATCGTGATGAAGTCTATAATCCTATGACCTCCGATAAGGATGTGATGGAGCTAGGTATTGTAAAAAATAGGCATGGATCAATTGGGGTTGCTAAAGTGCATTTTGACAAATCAAGACAAAGACTAAGAGATATTTAACTTTTCATATCATTTTATTGACATTGTCATATATTTTTGTTGACATTGTCATATATTTTTGTTGACATTGTCAACAAAATACTTTACAATCAATCCATAAGCACAAAAGCTTATAAAAGCTCAATCCAAAAAAGGTAAAAAAATGAACCAGTTAAAAAGCCTTATGTACTACCTCAAAAGCTCCAGCTTCAAAGAGGATAATAAAAATGCTCAAAGCCTATATCATTACATTCAAGTCATGGTTGATAGACTTAGTGTAAAGCCTTTACATTTATGCCAAGAACAAAACGCTATAGTTCTTCAGGTTCAGCTCTCTGATATTTGTGTTATCACTAAATACTTATGCATTTATGATGATGATATTTATGTATTCAAGTCCGTTTCACTTGCTGGCAATGTCATTGATTCAACTGAAACTAACTATTCTTTATTCCAAGCCGCTTCAAGTGATTTAGCAAATATCAATTTTGCAACTCGTTTCATCACTCTTTAAAGGACTACAAAAATGACCTCTCAAAAATTACATGATGCCTTAGAAGATACTATTGCGATCGCAAGCACAATGGAAAAGTTAATTCCAGTAGCTCAATATCTCACCTCAAACACTGGTTGGACTCCTCAACAACTGATTACCGCTTTCTTATCTTATGGCGTTATGCATGGTTGGAACATAGCTCAAGTTATGGAAAAAATGTATGTTCTAAAAGGAAAGATTGCATATCAGGCTAGTGCTATGTTTGGTATTGCGATCGCTTCCCCCAAGTGTGGATCGTGGAAAGTTCTAAAAAATACTGATACCGAATGTAGCTTGGAGTTTCAAAGAGCTGATAATCATCAAAAGTATGTTGTATCTTTCACAATTGAAATGGCTCAAAAACAAGGATTGACAAGAAACACTCAATGGCAAAATATGCCAAAACAAATGCTGATGGCAAGATGCAAATCAATGGCCGTTCGTGATGTCTTTGGGGATGTTATTAGCGGTTATGATGCCATTGAGCTTGCTGATTCTATGGATATGAGTGAAGATGAAAGGCTTTCAATTTTATCAACTGAACTTGACACGCCGATTCATTCAGATAAGCCAGCTGCAAAGACAAAAAAAGCTCCACTTCCTCAGCCAATGCCAATTGTAACGCCATTGCCTCAACCGATGCCAACGATAGCACCATCTCAATCAATGCCAGCATTTGAACAAATAGAGGAAGCACCAGTTCAAGATGAACCAAGCGTTGTTTATGTTGACCATAAAGACAATTCCAAGTTTTCAGATATTGAGAAGGCTTGTTTAAAAAATGTAGTTCAAGATGATTTGAATCTCATTTGGGATATGGAGGTAAAGCAAACAAAGGAAATTAATCTATCACCAGGCCTATCAATAGCAATTGATCAAAATATGGCCTTTGCTATCAAATCAAATGCTGGCATGGTTAAGCGTTATTTATGTTTAGCTGAACAAGATGGATTAAAGCTTAAATTAACGGTGCTAAGACAATCATAAAAGACAAACACCACCTGAACAAGCTGGATCAGCTTGGACCGGTTCAACATAGCCCCCTAATTCTAAATTAATCTTTGACCAATCAGCATTTAAAAGAGATTGATATTTAGGATCATTTATATCGCTTGTTTCATAGGGTGCATTTTTATAGACCATATCGCCGTAATCTGATAGTAGGCTGATTCCCTTTACTTCACTTCTAAGACTCCAAATTTTATCTATCACCGATTCCCATTCATTAGCTTTAACGCTACAAGTATTGGATACATTATGAGTTAAGCCATGCTGATTTTCAATGTCTTTAGTCCCTGGTAAAACCCAATATTTTTGGAAGAAAGCCACCTTGTCTAAAAAGCTTATAGCGTCAATATTTTTTCTTAAAATAGCACCATCAGGAGCTTCGCAAGCAAAAGATACGATTCCAACTTGTGCTTCACTATCATCGCAAACTTCAGGAAGCTTATTTAAAATCTCTTGCCAAATGGGATTGATCTTATTGATTCTCATTCGTCTAATATAATATTTTGCATGATATGGATGGATGCCAGCACAACACCCAGCCACCGTTGACGAATTGCCACTGGGTTTAATGGTTGTGCATCTCAAGGCCTGATTAATCCCAATTTGTGAAGCCGTTCTTTTGTTCTCGTCTTTGATCATCATTGAAGCCAATTGAAGCAAGTTTTTATTTTCAATCAACATTGGATTATGCATGATTCCAGTCATTGAAACGCCGATCAAAGCATCTCTCTCTATAATTCTTTTAGTGACCTCTCCTAAATATCCAGTATTTGTATAGCTAGCTTGTAACGTCCCCAAAAAAGAAGCTGATTGACAAGCCATTAAAAAATCTTCTCTTGATTCAAGATTGGCAACAACAATTTCATTTAAATTGCATACCGCCCAGCCACTTGAAAAGCTTCCATCATCCTCTTGAATCCTTGGATATAGTCCAATCTCTCCACACGGATTGGTTGAATGCTCTAAGGATTGAGCAAAGAAAAACCCAGGTTCTCCAAATTGTTTGGCGTTCTCAATCACTTGTTCAAATATCTTCTTGTCTTCATTCCCATCGATCAAAATTTGAGCTGAAATATTGGCATATGCTCTTTGGGGCTGATCTTTCCACCAATCCCCAGTTTTTGCATTCATCATCTCATCATCATTTGGACTAAATAAGGCGATTGTAGCCGCCCTTCTTGAAGAAAGGAGAGCTGCATGAGAGATAAACATGAACATATCAAAGCATTGAATAGGTCTCAGCTTATCTTCATTATTATCCACCGCCAAATCAAGAATACACTTAACCTTCTCAACGGCCGTTTGAAGAACTTGAGGTCCAGGAGCTACCCCGCCAATTGATATGGAGGATCCTTCAGGCCTTATTTGATCATAATGAAATTTGATTGAGTAACTTGCCTCTTCTTGATTAGTTGGTAAATAGCTTTTTACTAAAGCATGAATAGCTTCCGCCCAGCCTTCAATTGAGTCTTCAATCACATGAACCTTCATTAATCTTGAATCTCTTTGATTTTTATTAATCAGCCTTGGAAGCCTTGAAACATGATGCTTTTGAATGCTAAATCCAACACCGCAACCGCTCATTAAAAGCCAAAAGCCTTCAGCAAAGAAACGAACTCGATCACAATATGAAGCCGTACAATTGTATAATCGCATGTTGTTTCTTTCAATAGCAATTCCCCCAAACTGGGTTGATCTTTGAGATGGGAAGACTTTCATTTTCAAGACAAAATCATTAAATACTTGCTCAATTCTTTGCTTTAAAAGGGGGAATTTCTTGATATGCATTTCTTTAACTCTATTCATTGCATCATGATAAAGTTCTCTCTTGCCATCAGCTTTAATTTTAGAATACTGGGTTGCAAATGCGACTTGACCCAAAAGTTTATTTTGATTCATTCTATATCCTTTGAAGAAGGGATATAGATTAAACACCAGCTTTAATTAAGATTCAAATTTTTTATCTTTTAAAAATTCAACATTGGTTTCAATTCTTTCTAAAGTCACCGCTATTTTATGAATTGATTTTTGAATATCATGTAGCTCAGCTTCAGTTCGATCATGCTTCTTAGTCAAGTTAAGAGTTTGCTCTTCTAAAATAGCAATCCTTCGATCATAGGCTGATAAGAATTTAAAGGCTGGATATAAAGCGGTAATAACGGCCGTCAACGCTGAAATAGAAATCATGTCTGAGTTCATCCTTGCCACCTTGCTTTCACTCCTCGAGTATCATAATGAACAAAGCCTTGAGAAGGATAAAAGCCAAGTCCACCAGTTTTAATCTTGCCTTGATTCATGAGCTTATCAATTCTATTATATATTTCTTCCGTTGGTATGCCAGCAATTTTTATATCAGCGGCTTTCGCTTCCATGTGTTGGGATTTTTTAGCACCTCCAACAACTTCATTTCTTGCTGGTGATCGATAACCACTAATTATAATAATTGGCTTTTGAAAATGGTCTCTAATTACTTGGAGGTTTTGTAAAAGCTCAATTGCATTTGCAATTAATTCAGGCGGAATTTTATCGTGAAATTCCAATTCATTTAATTTGAAGTTTTTTGTTACTTGCATTATTTCCATGCCTTGATCAATAAATGTGAATAAAATCCAGTTGTACCAGCGTCAATATTAGAGTTTAAAGTTACACTTGCACCAGAATTTTTTTGCATTCTAACGGTGAATGTTGTTGATCCTGATAAAGCGTCGATATAAGCTATACATCTTTCTTGACTTAAAACCGCTGATGAATCAGTTGTTATATTGGTGATTCCAGTGGATGAAATTTGATTTGCTCCTGAATCAGCTAAATAATAGCTTATATATTCCCCCGCTGAGGGACTTGAATCACTGACTTTAAATCTAGCATCAATTAAATATTTATATCCAGCTTCTAAAGTGAATACCCCGCTTGCAACGCTTATGGTTGGATAGCCTATTGATGAAGCTAATTGTGTTGGTGTAACACCATTAAAAATTGATACAATTACGCCAGTAATACCTATAGTTTGCGTATTAACTGAAGAATATAATGCACTAACTGACATTAATAATTTTTTTTCATTTCCAAAATATGCCATTAGTTTATTCTCCAAAAAGACTTAAATGAATTATTTGTGGTTATACTTGCTGGTGACCCTGAGGTGTTGACAAAAACCGTTAAAGCCGTATTTCTAGCATTCGCGCCACAATAAGATTCATCGCAAGCTGTGCTTCCAGAACTGATATTTCTTCCTTTAAATTGACCGCCAAAAGGCAAAAATCCATTAAAATTTCTATATGAAATTACTGAAGTTGAAGTAATAAAATAATGCCTAACATCTATAAAATAAATATTTTTAGCATTTATACTTGTTTCAGTATGTTGTGTAATATCATCACTTAAAGTAGTTGATGAATTAATATCTATTTGAATTCCCCTCGTTCCTATTGCTTGGCTTGGGTCATAACTCATAGCGGGATCCTCCAAATTTGTAATCTTGAATTTGAACTCAATGCCTCACTAGCGTTTATTTGAAATAGTGTTGGAGCGTCCGCTAAAACCGAATCAAATTTTTCATCTAGTGCGCTTGTTGTTGTTGTTGATCTGATTGGATATGACCCTTGAGAAACGCTATCGATTAGCGTCTCATAGGTAGCTGTAACCGCTGAAGTAGTAGCTGGAGACGTCACTAAAAAATATTCAAATCCAGCATCCAATGTTAAGCTAGTCAATAAAATATTCGGGGTAAAATCACCATTTATAAATGTTATTGTTGCTAGGCCTGAAGCTACTGATGACAATGAACAAATTGCTAAAGCTGGAGACACTTGTCTAGCGATATTATAAGCCATTTATTCTATTCTCCAACCTGAAGAGGTAGCAACGAGATTGATCGATGAATTTTGTAGAGTCAAAGCAAAAGTCAAAGCTCCATCAATAGTTTCACTTCCACTAGCATCAATGGTAGCGGTACCGGTACCCAGTAATTTAATTGTTAATTCGAGGCCGTCACAAGTTGCTATCGCTGGTAAATTAACCGTTACGGCTGAACTTCCATTATTTAAATAATATCTTTCTTTTACAACGGTTGAAGCTGGTGCTGATATTGTTAATGGGAATGAAGATATAGTTGAATATGTTGGTCTTGAAGCTCCTGATGAAGTAGAGGAAATAACACCATCAACTATTGTTATATTTGATCCAGCACTAAAAGAAGCCCTTGCTCGACTGGTGGTAAAATAAAGATTGGTGGATCCCTCAGTCAAATTATCAGTTGTTTTTGTTGCTAGCCGAGTATCAAAAGCACTATTTACCCTTGTACTTGTATAATATAAATTGGTTGATCCCTCAGTCAAGTTATCAGTTGTTTTTGTTGCTAGCCGAGTATCAAATCTTGTATTGGTATAATATAAATTAGTGGATCCCTCAGTTAAATTATCAGTTGTTTTTGTTGCTAGCCGAGTATCAAAAGCACTATTTACCCTTGTACTTGTATAATATAAATTGGTTGATCC